TGGGTGTCACCTAGACCAATAGCTATCAAGTAAGCTATTGGTCTTGGCTCTCGCCACCGGTTAAAACAGGCTCCGGCTGCGCCTGAGCCACTACACGCTCGGGCGCTAACCCGAGCTTAATTGCCTCGTCCAGATTCTCTGGATCAAGGCAAAACTCTACAAAACGACCAGGGTCGTTTTTAAATCTATACCGGACATCAGCCGGTAAAGCATTAAAGGACTCTTGTCCTTTACGTACAGCAGTCATTGCAGTGTGATAGTCCGTAACTGCTACAAAATCCTCCTGAATAGGGGTACGTAGCGTAACTGGGACTTGTCCAGTCACACCATACTGCTTAACTATCCTATTAATATCACATTGATCGCGAAAATTCTGTTGCGCAAGAGTTTCCTGCGGAAACATCTTTGCGCTCTGCTTAGAAGCATCATTGCGATCATAGTTATAAGGCGTTCGGATAAACATATTACCTCCGCAAAATCTTCAACACTCTATCAAACAACTTAAACGTTGGGTTACTAGCACCCAACGCTTTCTCTAACTCTTGCATAGACGCAGCATCAATATTAAGCAAAACAGCCTCTGCACGCGTTTTCTCAATCTGTTTAGCAATCAAAGCCGCGTTAGCCTGGCTAACCGCGGTTTGCGCATCCAACAAACGCGTGTTCGCCTTAAGCTGCCTAACTGTCATAGCAATAACATCACCCTGCGTTCGAGCATTAAGAGTCTCTTGAGCAATCTTTTTGCCAGTCTCAACAGCCACAGCCTGTTGATCCTTACTCAACTGTATCTGTTGTTCACCGACACCCGCCTGCGTCTGCGTGCTTTGCATCTGCTGCGCACTCGATAACGCAGGCGTAACAACATCCATAATCTGCGGCATAGCACCCGGGGGGGTACTAGCCCCCCCCAGCTTCGCCGCTAACATAGGGTTAATACCAGCCGCTTTCAAATCGGCAATCTGTCGCTGAAACGCCGTGCCAGACATCTTTTCCTGAAAAGCCTGCTGAGCACTAGCCGCTTCAGTACGACCAACATTACCCAACAAACCACCAGCAAGCGATGCAACACCTGAAAACGCCGAACTCGGCGAAATACCTAACAAACTACCTAAACCAGTAAATAACCCCATTTCTTACTCCTTAGAAATGGTCAATCAGACCGGGCACGCTATACAACGGCATTGGACGCGCTGCCCGAATATCAAAAAACGAATCAAATATAAATTGCTGACCGTTCGCTTCCGCTCCGATAGCAACTACACGATCCACCGGCGGTGTATCTTCAATAAACGAACTGGATAGCGTGGGCAAAGTCGCAAAGTTTTGCGCCAAATGCCACGCATCCAACGTACCAGACGCAGTCGACCGGAAAAGAGACGTAATCTGAGCCGGCAAATACCGGTACTCAGCCCAACGCTCTTGATAACCGAACACATCATCATCCGATGATGTACCCGTCGTATAAATCTCTTTATTAAGAACTGCTTGTTCGCCCAAATGAGCAAACACTGGGAAATAAAAATCATAACGCGTACGACGCGACCACATACGACGCATACCCTGCTGATAAGTCAAATCAGCACGAATACTCACTAATCCAAGGACGATACCGTGTTCTGTGAAACTCTGAGTAAAACCGTGACCCATAGCAAGTGCGGTTCCCATGGCTGCCAAATTGCCCAACGGCGTAGCGCCTGCGCCTGCCGCTGTCGCAGACGTCTGGGCAATAGGATTAATATTAACAGGTGTGGAACCACCACCAAGATACTCAGGACGCTGTAACCTAGCATCAGGACTAACCACGCCAAAGTGTGACCGAATAATTTCAGTATAACGTGTACCGCCACGCGCATCCCTTTCTAACAATCGTTGAATCTGGAACGACTCACGCAACTGATTGATAGTCGCCGCAGTAGCGGTCGACAAATCAGCATACATATTCTGATACGACGGATTAGGCAAATCCGCAAGACCAGTATTCGAACCATACGTAGGCCCATAATAAAGCTTGCCTATACCAGTCGAATCCGAAGCAGCAACAACAAACGAATCATCAGCAGTAGCAGAACCAGAATAATTCTCATACTTAATAGCTGCTGACGTACCAAGCGGCAAAGAAACGGCATCGCCCTTCTGAGGCCAAGGTAATGCGCTCGTAAAATAATCATGACGCTTACCACGACGTAATAGCGAATAATCCAGTGGACTGTCGGGTCCATCACCCGTATTTACAGTTACACTGTCCTGTAAATTCTCATCGCGAAACCATTCGTTCCAAATCAAATTATATGCGCGCAACTGCAACGCACTATGATCAACCGTCTGACCCGCAGTAACCTGCCCAACGGTCGGTAAACCCATATAGTCTTGAACCGAACCGATTGGATACCCTCCAGTATCGGACGTAATCTGCGGGACAATATACGCTATCGAATCTCCTGGATTCTCCTGCGCACCCATAAACTTTTCCCAATTCGACCAAAGCAATCGATTGGGTACAAAAAAGAAAAAAGAATCCAAGTACATGTTATCCATGACTGGAAACAAAGGCGTTGCCATACGTGCAAACGCCGTCATCTTCAAATTAAACGTATCACCAGGTAGCACCTCATCAACATACACCGGAATCAAATAACCACTATCAAACGTCGTCTTATGCGCCGTTTGTATCTGAAAACTACTGCGCGGAATATCCGCGCGAGGAATCATAGAAAACTGATGAGTCGAGACCGACTTATTACGATGCATCTTAGGCATACGCCCCTCCCGGGGCGTAGCCCCTCTTTAAGTCAATAAACACTGATCTGCATTGATCAGTAACTTCGGCTGCGGATGTGTCTCCACCATCGCCGTAGCATCATCATACATACCAATCTCATAAAGTGCAAAATCTTTCGGATGCTTATAAAACTGGTTATCGTCAGACTGACGATTAACCTCATCCGTAAAACTGCGGATCGCAACTCCCGCAGTAGGCACAAAATAAGGACGTCCAAACACGTCCGCTGCGCTATCGCGCACTGCACAAATCACTTGCTTCATAAAGACCTTTCAAGTTTCTTAATCTGAGCGGCTAAAACTTCCTCTTTAACCGCCAACCTTTCAGGACTGTCGTCCCGAGGACGTGACAATGCGCGTAAAACACGCTCCATCTTCACTTCCTCAAACTTATATGGATCAAGTTTTTCATATTTCAAGTCGTAAAACTTAGGAGGCTTCATCTTCCTACCACCTTCTAACACAACTGCGTCATGCGGATAAACATCCGCATAAAACTTATCAAACCAAGCCTGAGCAATACCAGGCTTCAACGACATACGATTAAATTCAGGAGTTAACCTGGTTAACTCTCCAGTATGAGGGTTAACCCTCTCATACCACCGCTTCGCGAAATCGCCTGTCATCTTCTTCATAACATAACGTGCAACATAACCAGCACTCTGCAACGTCACATCACCAATTGACGAATAACCAAACGGCCACAACTCTTCTAAAGCTGCAGACCGATAAATCATAGAACCGCTCTCAGTCTTCTTCCAAACGGTCCTATCCTCAAAATCAAAATTAAATAACAACGCATGGAAATGAGGTCTGGCGTCTTTATCGCCATACTCACCACACATATAAAACCGAATATTCCTATTCGGAAAACGCTTACGCAAGCGTTTCATAAACAACTGAAAATCACGATAATTTAACGAGCCATCCATCGGCAAATGGTCATCGTTAAAAGTTAACGTAATAAAACAATTCTTATCATGCATGGATGCCTCATGCATACAACGGATCGCCCACATCTTAGAGCGATCCATACGACACCCAATACAACGACCACAAGGGATCGTTAACGCGTTCCCTGACCCCTTCGGGGCCGAAAATGATACCGACCCATCGTCAAGCCGCTGGGCATCAAGTGGTTTAAAACATCCCATAAAAACTCCTGCCCCCTTTCGGGGGTGGTTAAAAATTAAAACCGATAGCCGCCACGCATAGGTGGTGGGGCTAGGTTAACAACCTTAGTTTTTGAAACGTTACGCTTAAACTTACTAGCGCTTCGCTTCTTACTCACTGGCATACGTCGGTTATACATATCACGCTCCTACATCTTTGGGTGTCACCTAGACCAATAGCTATCAAGTAAGCTATTGGTCTTGGCTCTCGCCACCGGTTAAAACAGGCTCAGGCGAAGCCTGATCCACAAAACGCTCGGGTGCTAACCCGAGCTTAATCGCCTCATCCAGGTTAGCTGGATCGAGGCAAAAATCTACAAAACGACCAGGGTCGTTTTTAAATCTATACCGGACTTCAGCCGGTAACAACTCAAAGGACTCTCGTCCTTTTCTTACAGCAGTCATAGCGGTGTGATAATCCGTAACTGCTACAAAATCCTCCTGAATAGGGGTACGTAGCGTTACCGGAACTTCTCCAGTCACACCATACTGCTTCACAATCCTATTAATATCACATTGATCGCGAAAATTCTGTTGCGCTAGAGTTTCCTCCGGAAACATCTTAGCGCTCTGCTTAGAAGCATCATTGCGATCATAATTAAATGGCGTTCGGATAAACATATTACCTCCGCAAAATCTTTAAAACTCTATCAAACAACTTAAACGTCGGGTTACTTGCACCCAACGCTTTCTCCAACTCCTGCATGGACGCAGCGTCAATATTCAACAAAACTGCTTCGGCACGCGTTTTCTCAATCTGTTTAGCGATCAAACGAGCGTTAGCTTCACTAACCGCTGTTTGCGCATCCAACAAACGCGTATTCGCTTTAAGCTGCCGAACCGTCATAGCAATCACATCACCCTGCGTACGCGCATTAAGAGTCTCTTGTGCAATCTTCTTACCCGTCTCAACAGCAACCTGCTGTTGCTCCTTACTCAATTGCACCTGCTGTTCACCAACAGCCGCCTGAGTCTGCGTGCCTTGCATCTGCTGCGCACTAGACAACGCAGGCGTAACAACATCCATAATCTGCGGCATAGCACCTGGGGGGGTACTAGCCCCCCCCAACTTCGCCGCTAACATGGGATTAATACCAGCCGCCTTCAAGTCGGCTATCTGTCGCTGAAACGCTGTGCCAGACATCTTCTCCTGAAAAGCCTGCTGGGCACTAGCCGCTTCAGTACGACCAATATTACCCAACAAACCACCAGCAAGCGACGCCGCACCACTAAAAGCAGAACTAGGCGAAATACCTAGCAAACTGCCTAAACCAGTAAATAACCCCATTTCCTACTCCTTAGAAATGGTCAATCAAACCAGGCACGCTATAAAGAGGCATTGGACGCGCGGCCCGAATATCAAAAAACGAATCGAAAATAAATTGCTGACCGTTCGCTTCCGCTCCAATAGCAACTACACGATCCACCGGAGGTGAATCTTCTATAAACGAACTCGATAACGTAGGCAATGTCGCAAAATTTTGCGCCAAATGCCACGCATCCAACGTACCTGGTGCAGTCGAACGGAACAAAGAAGTAATCTGAGCTGGCAGATAACGGTATTCAGCCCAACGCTCTTGATAACCAAAAACATCATCATCCGATGATGTACCCGTCG